AGGAGATCGGGATCACCATCGGTCACAACATACTTACACACGTCGCTTGCTCGCCATCGATTACGACACCGGAGGCGTCGGCCACGCAGGCGGGTTGAACGCATCGGCCACCGTGTCCGGGTAGTCCCGCAACGCCTGTCGATACGTGCGCCAATCGGTCACCGCTTGCACACTCAAATCCACATCGGGCAACTGCGTCCAGTCACACTGATAGAGCAGGACGTTCCGGTTGAGGATGAGTGCCGACAAGGCGGCATCCGCTGCGGCGGAGACTTGCGCTGGCGTAAAGGGGGTCTCGACCCACGTATTCGTCCACGCATCCTTTGCGGCATCAAACGTGATCGGCCCTTCGCTCACCGTGGTCAGCGCGGGCGCGGATGGGGCCGACACATACTGGAACACGGCATAGCCGAAGTCGGCCAGACAGGCGGTGTCCGGCAACACGGGGAAGCTGGTCTGCGGGTACAGCATCCGAAAGTTGCTGTACGTCAGCGGAAGTCCCGTAGGCGTTCCGTTGTTGACGGCGATGACCAGCAGGTCGGAATCAGCAAGAATGTTCATACGTCTGCCGCGTTAGAAGGATAGGACCGCCCTGCACCCCACATCACCCGCACGGCCCCAACGCCGCCCGTGAAATTAAGAGTGTTCGCAGTAAAAAACGCGCCACCTGGGTCGCCTTGCGGGGACCAAAAGTATCCGGCACTTGCCGAAGCCCCAGCACCGCCGCCGTATGCGCCACCCGTAGAACTGCCGTTTGCCCCGCTAGACCCTCCCTGCCCGTGCCCACCACCAGCCCCGTTGTACAACGCACCAGCCCCGCCCGTGCCGCCTGTCCCCGTCCCTTTAATGCCAGTCCCGCCGCCCGATCCCCCAGCACTGGCATAGTATTCTTCATACTGCGCGGTGGAGATGTTAATCCCCGCACCACCACCACCACCGCCTGCTGCGCCTCCGGTGCCAGCGGCTCCAGCCGTGCCTGTGGTCGTGTTGGTAGCACTTTGGTTATTCCCGCCTGCCCCACCAGCGGCACTGTACCCGCCACCACCACCGCCCCCACCACCAGAGTACACCGCACTGCTGTACGATGTGGTGTACCCATAGTTGGCCGTGCCGCCCGCTCCGCCAGCGCCACCCGTGCCAACCGACACCGTTCCACCCGCCCCACCATTGCCACCACCCTGCCCGCCACCCGCTGACACCGTGGTGCTGTCAAAGGTCGAGGCACCCCCGTTGACCGTGCCACTGGTCCCACCCGCACCCACCACGACGGTGTACGACCCGCCGGGGGTCACGGTGATATTGTTGACGTAGGCCAATGCCCCCCCTCCACCGCCACGGGCCGATGCCGCCGTTGCCCCACCAGAGGTCGCGCCACCCCCACCGCCAATGCAGCACACACTCACGCTGGTGATGCCAGCGGGGACGACGAACGTGTAGGTGCCTGCGGTGGCATACAGTTGCTGCGAGGCGGATACGACTGCGCCTGCGGCGGTCTGCAAACGAGTGGCAAGCATGGTTAGGTGGTCACCAAGTTCTGCGCGGCGGTCATGGCGTACCATGTCGTCCCGGCATTGTCCGTGTAGAACACAAACATATCCGACCGGCTGGCCGTGGTCGTAATCGTCGGGGCCACCCCAGCAGGCCACTTCACGGCAGCGGGCCACGTAATCGTGTAGCTGGTCCCGTTGGCGTCAAAGATCAGCGTGAAGGAACAGGCATTGCCTGACCCAGACGGGTTGCTAATCGTGATGCTGGAGATGTTCGCGTTTCGAGAGACACGGAACACGTTGCCGTTCTCGATGTTCAGCGTCAGCGATCCAGCGCTAATCGTCGGCGTGGTGTACGTCTCGGCGTAGTCCGTGAACCGTGGACGCGAGATGACGTTGTCCACGGCATTGACCGTCCCGCCCATCGTCAAACCGGTCAACGTGCCCAAGCCGGTCAACGACGATCCGGTGACGCCCGCTGCCAACGTAGACCCAGTCAACGTGCCAGCGGCAGCGGGGACCGTAATGTCGGCACTGCCGTTGAAGCTGACGCCGTTGATGTTGCGGGCGGTGGCTAACGTGGTCGCTGTGGTCGCGGTGGTGGCAGTAGATGGCGTTATTTCCACCCACGCCGACCCCGTGTCGTAAAACAGTTTGACCGAGCCGGTGTCCGTGGTCAGCCACTTCCGTCCTGCCGTGCCCGCCGCTGGGCGGGAGGCCAAGAGGGAGGATTGGACATGAATTCCGGTATCGCTGTCGTGATTGACATACGCCGAGCGGATGGAGTTGTCGTTGGCTTTCACCACCGTCGCGTCGAGGGAATCGCCGTTCGACGGATTGGTAAATGCCGCCAACCCATGTGACCCTACTGTTTCGGCCATTAGCGCCTCCCGAGAGCAAATGTTTCTAACTGGAAGCGACTAAAGATGGGAGCCGCCGTGCCAGAGTCGATGATAAATACGTCGATGTAGTAGCCCGTCCCGCCCATCTGCACCCGATAGTTTTGACTACTGGGTCCACCCCACAGCCCAGACCCCCATGTCCCAATCCCCCACACGCCATTGCTGGAGAACGTGGTGGGCAGCGTATACGCCCCCGCATCCGTTTCCGTGCGCCAAGTAATACTGGTGGCGGTTGAGCCTTTGAGTTGTCCGGTGAGGTAGCCAAACCGCAAACTCTTGGCCAGCGCATCATCCCCGCAGTACATCCGGTGCATCTGCGCGGTCATGGTGTAGACGGTCCCGCCCGTGCCGTTGGACAACTGGTTGTCCACAAAGACGCCACTGGCATCACACACCGACACATAGCCTGACGAATCCCCCCGCAACGTGACGGGCAACCCGTTGGAGTCGAGCGAGTCAAACAGCGCCGTCGTCTCTGGCGTGACATAGCCCGAATCCCACGGGCCAGACCATGCTTGCAGGATGGTGTTGTAGACGTAGATGCCGAAGTCGGGGATACTGATCCACAACTCACGGGTTGAGCGGTTGAACGTGGAGCGGATGTTGGCAAAGTCGGCAGCAGACAATCCACGGATTGCGGCCAGCGTGGGGTCCGGCGTCTGCACGGTGCCCACCGGACTCACCTCTGCCTCATTGCAGCGGTACAGCCCACGTTCCGAGAGGAAGAACGCCAAGTTGCCAATGCTGACCACGGACTTGGGCGCGATGGTGCCCACGTCGGCGGTCAAGCCTTGTGGCGCGACGGAGATGTCGTCCTGTCCGTAGCCGGTCAACCGGGAGATACCCCGCCGATGGAAGATCAGCAGCGACGTATTGACCGACGCCAGACTGACCACCGTTTCGTCGGAGAAGGTGCGGACCACGATCTGCCCACCGCCTGATGGCCCGTTGGCCAGCGTACTGCCGTTGTTCAGGGCCGAGTAGAAAATCGAATCGGGGAACGATGTATTGCCACAACCCCACAGCCGTTCGTTGTGGACGACAATGGTGCTGACATCCAACGTGCCAACGATGTCCGTCGTCAGCGCCGATCCACTCCACACGTTCAGCAGCCCACCGTCCGCGATGTAGACCACATCGTTGGTGCCATCCCGAAATTGGGCGAACGACGGGGCCACGGTCGTAGACAACGATCCGGTCTGCGCGGTCCATGTCCACGGGTAGGTGCTGAGAAACGTCGAGGTATGCAGCAGCCCATTGCAGACCGCCATGATCTGCTGGGTGCCCCCATCCTGCCGCCACGTATAGCCGTTCAGCACACTGGCCGCAGCCAGCGGAGAGGAGGTCGTTTGCCGTGTCCCGCCCCGCTTGGTGATCGCGCCGTAGTCCGTCAGTCGGGCGTTGTCCGTCCGCCGCAACTGGTTGGGCTGGAGGGCCGAATCGTCCGAGACGTTATTCAGCCCGCCATCAAACCGTGGCTGCTGATCCGCCAGCTTCTCACGCCCAACGGCCATCAGCCGCCACCCCACTCATACTTCTGGTCGGGGTACGCCATCGTCGTCGGATTGATCGTCATGCGGCGGATGTCGTCCAGCAACGTCTTCCGCTCTTCATCCGCCAGTCCCTTGAGGTTGGCCGCTGCCGCCGCTTCCGTGCCGCCTTTAAGGAGGAGCTGCGAAGCGGCCTTCCACACCAAGATCAGATGCGCGTTGTCCGGGAAGTCGATGGTGGACGTATCGCTTGCCAGATCAGAGATTGCTGTAGGCTTGTAGTTCACGCCGACATACAGCGTGGTGCCTGCCGACACGGGCAAGACCTGCACCGCCTGCCCCGCGATGTAGTACATCTTCGGGTAGGTCGGCAGGTAGTTGGTCGTCGTCGCCAGCGGCACATCCTGGAAGCGGGTTTGCCCGTACAGGACGTTGCCGTCACTGACCGACATGATGCGGTAGAAGTTCTGCTCCGCATCGCCACTCCCACTGTCCAACGTGGTAAACGCAAACTGCCCGTTGGCGTCCGTCGTCACCGTCCGCATCGCCAGCCGATAGTACGGGGCTGCGTTCAAGATGTCCGACCATTCGCCGTCAAACACACTGTTCAGCACCGTCTTGATCGTCGTATCCGCCCAACGGGTCGAGCCGACCGCATCCATGTACTCGCGGGTGTCCGAGACAAGCTGTTGTAGCTGAACAGCGGGCATCTTCTCCTCTCCTTAGCTGACTTTCCGTGGACGCCCACGACCACGGCGTTCCGTAGACGGGTTCGCACTGTCCAGCACTTCGCCAATCGCCTGATCGGCGGCAGCGGCGACGACACTGCTGTTGTACTGCGACAGGGCATCCGCCATGTGCTGCACGTCTTCACGCGGATAGGACCGCATCATCCGACTCAAGTAGGACGGCGCTTCATCGGGAGCACAGCTTAACGGCAGATAGCCAATGATGTCATAGGCCATCTTCGGGTCGTATTGCTCCGTCTGCACCCACGCCCAGCGCCGATCCTCTGGCGACCATGCCATGCACACCGCCCACGTTGGGGGGTCCATGTCCATCAACCGCAGCGAGAGTTCGCTATGCACCTCCCGAAGCCGCCGCTGGATCGTAGGCGACGGCTCGGGGATGCCCGCAGGATTCACCAGAATCACGGGCGAGGCCATGTTACTCAGTCACCAGCAGTTCGACGGTGACCGTAATGTCTTCGGGCTGCACCGTGACCGATCCCACCGTCACGATGGACACGCGGAGGCTATCCGCGTTGGTCAGGGTCCGTTCGGCGGACGTGGTCGTGGTCAGGAACACAAACTGCAACGGCGTGTCTGCCGTCTGCGTGTTGATGTTCAAGCCAGAGGTCAAAGCCACCGCCGTGGCACCCGTCATCTTGAACAGCGTGACCACGCAGGACGTGGCGGCAGTCGGGAACGTCTCAGCACACAACGTCGCCCGATTGACATACGCCTTGGCCGGGAACCCGCCGATGTTGTGCGTTTGGGTGCCAGCGGCCAACGTGCCGGTGTTCAAGCGGCCACTGTTGATTGGGACCGGAAGCGTCCCAATGCGTCCGGGCTTCGGCGCAAAAAAGTTGTACGGCATCTGAAGTCTCCAAGTTGATCCCAAGGGAGGGCAGCAGCCGGATTGCCGCCACCCTCCCCCGTGACTTTAGATGTGGCTGTAGCGAGAGCTGTCCGTGAAGCCCGTGATGCTGCCGTGGGCGTTCCGGGCCAGACAGGCCAAGTTGCCGTACCAGCCATACGTCGTCTCAAACGCATCGCGGCCCGACAACCAGCGCCACGGACCCGCGCCCTCGAACTCGACGAAGCCCCAGTCCTTCGCGTCCACCCACGCCAGCGACGGGATGTGCAGGAGGTAGATGGTGCCAGCCGGAACATAGTAGTCCGTCACGCACGGGATGCCGCAGATTTCGATGGCCTTGTAGCCACCCTTGATCGTGGTGCCGAACTCGCCCGCCGTGAACCGACGCTGGGCCACCATGCTCTCCATGAGCTTCTTCGCCAGACCAGGGGTGGTCATGAGGAGGAAGTCCTTGGGCTTCACGTTGGCGTCCTTGCCAGAGCGGCCCGCAATGCGCTGGATCAAGTCCCAAATGTCCGATTCGGTCGGCTGGGTGGCATCCGGCGTGTCCGTGCCCGCGACCATGCGGGTGGCATCCCAGATGCTGTACGTGCCGTTGCTGATGTTGTGCAGCGAGGCGTAGCCGTTGCCACGGTTCGTGATGTTGATGAGACCGTTCATCGCGCCGTTGAACGACGTATCGCTCGCCGTCGCCTTCACGATCTTGTCCGTCGCCGCCATGCCCGAGATGGCCGTGCCCAGCGTCAGGGTGGCGTTGTCACCGCTGTTGCTGATGGCCGTGATGGCCGAACGGCCAAGGACAGCGTCCGACGCCGACGTGTCGAGGACGGCGATGTAGTCGCCCACGGACAGGAGGAGGGAACCCTGACCCGCGTTCGCCACACCATACGGGGACGACACGATGATGGAGGTCGTGGTCGAGGCCGTGCCGATCAAGGCCACCACACCATCAGCCTTGTTATGCAGCGCCTGCTGCATCAGCAGCATGGAGGCGTCCTTGATTTCTTCCATCGTCTTGGTGGCGATGGTCGTAAAGGCCGCATCCTTGGACTGCGTCCCAACGAACGCCAGACCGTCCACCTGACGGGTGGTGTAGGCACGGACGATCCCGACGTTGGCCTGCACTTCGGTCGCCGTCGTGTCGGGCGGGAAGTAGCCAGCGGCGGAGAAGGTGGCACCAGCCGGACGGCCAGTCACCACATCAAAGAACACGTTGTTGCCGCCCCACCGCATATTGCGGGGGCCACCGGCACGACCCTTCTCCAACTGCGCGAGGAGAGGGGTGACAAGGT